ATTAATTGCTTTACGCAAATCAGGATATGTTGCTTGTACATAAGTGTCTAGTGTTTCTAAATCTACTTCAACACCTTCTTCAATACATATTGTTGCAATACGAGCCGTGAACTCTTTGATGTCTAGTTTCTCTATATGGAATCCTTGACACCTACTATGTAGTGCAGGGATAATTCTTTGTGGGTAGTTGCAAGTTAGTATGAAGCGACAGGACGTGTGATACATTTCCATAACACCACGTAGAGCCGCCTGCCCATTCGGGGTAATGTAATCAGCCTCATCGAGTAACACATACTTCATGTCACCAAACGGCATGGTGCCACTAAAGTTTGTTATTTTACTTCGAATCGTTTCGACACTATTTTCGTTACTTGCGTTTATTTCTAGTATGTCCATGCTGTCAACATCAAGTTCTTGTAGCAACACTTTTGCAAGTGTTGTTTTACCTGTACCTGGTGCTCCGCTAAACAGCAAATGTGGTAGTGCTCCATCTTCTAACCAACCTGCAACTTGCCTGTGCTGATTGTCATCCCTAAAAACATAAGTGTCTATGCTACTAGGTCTGTACTTTTCTACCCACAAATCTTTCATATTAATGTCCTTTAGGCAAAATAGTTATCGCTTCAACATCATCGTAACCACCATTAGTGGTAAACTTTCTTGTGACAGTAGTACGTTTCATACCTGCTTCACAATGTTCGTATGATACGAACTCTTGTTGAACTAAACCTTCCCTTGGTTGTTCAAAAATCATATCATGTTTATAGTCTGATACGACTCTTGCACCTTTAGTGAATGTTGCTGTTGTTGTAAATTCTTTGCTCATTTGTTGTCTCCATTGATAAGTGCTTTTATTATAGTACATCATAGAACCAATGTCAAGTGGTATTTTGATAAATAGTTTGTATAAGATCCGTAGGAGCATTAGGTGGCAAACGAATATAGATATGGTCAAAAAGGTGTATCAACCGACCTTCAATTTGGTAAAAGAGGACCAAGAGTAGTAGCAAACGCAACAACATCAGCATTACAGGTAACTGCGGCTGATGGTACTACGTTAAGTAATTTAAGAATTGCTAATGCTGTTATAGATTCCGATGCTGTAAATAAGGCTCAATTAGATGCGGAAGTATCCAATATATCAACAAATGCATACAATATTACACTAGGTTCAGGTGGTGATGGTAGTTTTAGTAGTCCAGGTAGTGTAACAAGTTTAACAAGTTCAACAACTGTTGCAGAAGCAATTGATAGATTAAATGAAGTTACTGAGAATATCAGAAACAATACATACGTTAAAAGTGTAGATGCAACTGTAGATAACAGTTCAGGTGGTAATCCTTTGACTGTTACATTAACAATATCAGTTGTTGGTAATGCAAACAGATATACTATTGATTGGGGAGATGGAGATACAACCACAGCAACTACTGATAGCACACCAAGTCATACATATACTGACAATACAAATTCACCATATGATGTAGTAATTACAGCATTTAACAATAGTGGCTCAGGTGAAGGTTCAACTGCAAGTATAACAAAAACAAACTTTATAACATTATATACAGCAACTCCTGTTGCAGGGTTTGAATTATATACTGCAAGTTCAGGTGGTAGTGCATTAACAGGTAACAGTAGAGAAATAGATGCTGGTGAAACAATTTATTTAAAAAACACAACAACAAATTCAAGTTCAGCAACTTGTACATATGAAATCAATTGGGGCGATGGTACTGCAAATACTTCAGTAAGTTCCGGTGGTACAGGTGATGTAGGACAAGGTAGAGCAAGTCATACATATACTGCTGACAGTGGTAGTTCAGTAAGAACAATTACATTACAACAAACTGCTCACAGTACTGCTGATCCGGGAGAAGTAGGTAGTACTGCTACAGATTCATTAAAAGTTTACAATCCAAGTATAGCCGCACCAAGTGGATTAAGCAGTAAGACATTAGTGTTTGGTGAAAGTAGTTCAGGTTCAAGTCCAAAACTTGCACATGGATTCACTGACAATAGTGCAGAAGATTCACAAACTGCAGGTTCAAGTGTTACAAGAATAACAAATAGTAGTGCAGGTGCAAATACGCAAACAAATATTTTATCATCATTTGCTCATAACGGTGATGCAGGAACATTAAAAGCAATAGTAGATGGTTCCGATGCAGGCTCAATAACATTTAGTAATGCTGATGATAGTGGTACATCAGGCAACTTGGTTATTACAGAAGAAAGTGATTATCAATTTTTAAGTACTGCTGGTAGTAGTACATCATTTAGTAGTTCAATTTATTCTCCAGGATTGTATCAAGGTTTCAAAGCAAGAATAAGTTCAACAACTACAAGTTTAGGTGTTGGTACTCACAGTTATAAACTGTCGCATAGTACAACTGGTAATACAAATATTTTAAGTTTTACTAAAGATGATGTTACATCTACTCCAACAACTAGCATGACAGGTGCAACATTAGTTCAAGCAAGTGCTGGTACACTTAAATATATTTCAGGTGTTCCTTACTACACAAATGATGCAACACTTACATTAGGTGGTGTTCAAGTTTATGATTGGATTGGTCAATGTTATGCAGATACAAGTTCACCATTCACAGTAACAAATGGTACTAATCAAGAAAGTACAAGTGGTAGTGCAATTGGCACACAAACTTACACTTATGCAAACATAGATGGTTCTACTACATTTTTAAGTGGTAGTACACCTAAAGCAAATACAGGTCAAAACAGTGGTGCCGCATATACATTAGGTGACTTAACAGTTAATGTAAATGGTGGCGGTATAGGTATAGAACAATTAAAAGCAAGAATGTTTAGTGTGAATGGTAATGGTTCTTACACAGAACTTACAGGCAAATACATACAAGCATTCAATGGTAGCACAGGCATAGATGAAGAAGCAATATCAGTAAGTGATAGTTTAGGTGCTACACATGATGACGATGGTAAAAGAATAACAGGATTTAGTGGTAACGCAGATACACCAGCATTTGATAGTAGTGTAAACAACTATACTGCAAATGTATGGACTGGTTCCCAAACAGTAGCAGGTACACCAGAAGCAATTACACGTTGGGGTAGTATAAAACATTTTGATACAGATTTAAGTAGTAGTGCATACTTGCCAGCAGGACCAGATTTGAATACAGGTAGAAGTGGAGCACAATACTTTACTTTTGCATTTAGAAGAAGCACAATGAGTAACTTTACTGTAAGACTTACAGGTACAGTAAGTGGCTTCTTTATAGCCGCTCCAGGCACAAGCATAGATAGTGCAAGTACACTAAATGGTTGGGTAGATGCAGGAACAACATATGGTGGATCAGGTACTCCAGGTGCTGACACAGGCAATGGTGGTAATGGTTCAAATGGTGTTGCATTTACATCAGGTGATAGAATTATAGACGGAACAAGTTATAGTAACGACACATTTACTTTAACATTAGGTGACCAGAATGCATCTAACAGCACAGGTAATAATATACTTGTAAGAATTAAACTAGAGGACGGAGACTCCTTAACAGCATTGAGTATTGAATAATGGCAATATCAGATAGTCAAAAAATTGATTTACTTTGGAAGAAGATTGGTTTTGGTAAAACTAAGACAGATACCAATGCAAATAAAAAAGCACCTAACGAACCAAATGCAAGTAACTTTATTATTAAAGATTCAGACATTTGGAATCAGTCAGCAAGTATTCCAGCAACCATACCAAGTGCTAATAGCAGTATTGCTAATGTGTATCTTGATAGTGTAAGTGGTGCTTTGCAAACAACTGAAGATGGTTCAGCAAGTGATAACCGTACATGGAGTACAGGTGTTACTAATTGGATACCGCCAACATTTGGTTCAACATATCAATTAAAAGTTTATGCCGCGGCTAGTGGCACAAACAATCCACAAACAAATGGTACACAACTATTTGAAACAGGATCAGGTAGTAATGATGAATGGTACTTTGATTATCAATCAGGCATACTAAACTTCATAGGAAGTAACTTACCAACTGCAATAGGCACAGGCACAAGTAATGTAATATTTGTTGCTGGTGCAGTTTATGTTGGTAACACAGGTGTTACATCAACTGGTAGTAATATGGTGTATCATACTTTTGCAAACCTAACTGCCTTATTTGCCGCAACTACTGTTGAAGCAGGAGACTTTATTAAAGTCGATGATGGTGGAGATGGTGAATACAGATTATTTATTGCCAATCAGGCTGACCCAGCCAACTCAGGACACTTAACATTGATTGGTACAGCCGATAGTGCTGTTACTGATGCAGGTACACTTACAACAACTATTGTGCATACAACTGGTGCAAGTGTTGTAATTGGTAATGTAAGTCAAAATAAGAAAGTACAAACTGTTACTGTTGATGTTACAACTGCATTTGACGGAAGTGCTCCAACATTAACTATTGGTGATGCAGGTGATAATGATAGGTTAATGACAAATGATTACATTGACTTAAAAGATGTTGCAACATATGAAGTAACTCCAAATTACACTTATACAAATGCCGCTGATACTGATGTGTTGGCTTATTTCAATGCTGATAGTAGTTCGACAGGTACTGCTGTTGTTACGATAACTTACGCCTAATCGTTAGTTTTACCGCTTTCTAATCCAGTTCCCATTAATACTAAGAGGATGCCAGCAATAATCCACCATGGATTAATTGCATTAAACACAACTCCTGCTAGTACAATGCAACCTGCTAAACCTATTGAGGATAAACCTGTTCTATTTTCTGTGCTTGGAAATTTCATACTGCGTCTGGTTTGATAGATGTTAGACTGCCAATATTTATTTGATTCTCTGGTGCTTCATCTGAAATTAGTAAACAACCTTCAGGGTCTACTTTCCAAATTTTTGCACCTTCTTCTAGTCTATCATCTCTAACAGTAAAGCCTTCGGTCCATCTACCATATGCAACATATAGCCATTGACCTGGTTTTACCCAATCAATGTCTGGTCCAACTTCAAATGCTTTGAACCAACGTGGAGTTATTCCTTCGTCTTTACCTATTGTGGATTTAATTATGATACCTGCTTCAGTGGTCTTGTCTCCAAAATCACCTTCAATGCAAAGTATGTTATCTTTATATGCTTTAAGAGTTGGCATTGTCTTCCCAATCGTCCTCATCATCGTAAATAGGAACCATTTCAATATCACCATTAGGTAATTCTACTTCTTTATATCCTACAGGTTCTCTATCTTTTTTCTCTTCTGGAACACTTGCTGGATCTACTTGGTCAATCACACTTTGATTTGCTTCAGTCTTTTCCGCTTCTGCAGTCTTTACTTCTGGTTCCATTTCCGATTCTGTTTGTGCCGGTTGGTCAGGCTGGGCGCCTTTAAGAGTAGATTTAGCAGTACTTGACTTAGGGTTTTCTGTGTAATATGCTCTTGCTCTTTCTTCAGCAGTTTGGATTATTTCTCCATTCTTACCAATAACATCACCTTTTGCATTTACTCTCATGTTGCCCATTGCAGGCTCATCTGAGTTTTGAGCAAGTAAGGCTTCCATATCAATTACAACGCCTTTGTTTGTTCTTCTTTGTACCATCTTATCCTCTACTTTAAGAATTCTTTTATGTCTAAGTTATATTTCAAACTATCAACTTTGTGTACACCTAGTAAGTATAATACATAACTGGCTACACTACTACCTCTTCCAACACCCCAAACAAGTTCATGCTTACGCATGGTCTCTATTATATATATTAGTATTCTTAACACTGGAAATAAATTCCTGGCTTCGAATTCAGTTAGTTCCATTTCTACTCTTCCTATCTGGTCGGAATCACCTTCGGATACTAACTTTCTAACATATTCCTTTACATCTATCGTTTGGTAGTGTTCTGGAATGTTATATGTATTTATGCGGTCGAAGTCACTATCGCCTAATTTTTTTAGCACATTTATATCAAATTCACTACAAAACTCGTTGAACTTGTCTATGTCTTCTGTTGTAGTAAACTCAGTGGAATGCAGGCTCTTGCCCTTATACAGCATGTCTAAGCCTGTGTTTTCATCACTTTGATATCTGTTAAATTTATCTAACATCTTTGTATTATATGGGAAATATGTAAACTTGTCAACCGTTTTATACTAACTTTGGCTTCCATGCTTTTTTCTTTTTCTTTCTAATATCGTCTAACTTGATTAATTCTGCAGTTTTTAATTTTTCTTCATCTGATAGTTCTGCAAATTCTGGTGTGCTTAGATGTGCTTTAACTTCTTCTTCAATAGTTCTAAAGTCTCTTTCTAATATGTCTTCTGCTTCTAAAAGTTTCATTCTAACATCATGCAGTTCTTTTTCATCTAATGCTTTATTATCATATGTACTAACATCATCACGTTCCCACCAAGGTTGCTCGTAAACACTCAGTTCACCCATAAAGTCTTTTTGTTGTGGTAATGATGCAGGTATAATGTATTCTTCATCGTTGTAATCATACGACATATTTGTTGCAAAGTCATATATTTTTAAATCACTAATGTGTATATCTGGCTTACTTATACTGTTAAATTTTGCAAATAAACTATTAGACAGTATAGATATGTTTGTGTTAGGTGTAACCATTAATGCATTGTCAGTGGCACTAAAATGATTATCCATACACTCCATGCTTTCAGGTGCATACCATAATGAATTATCTACATAGTAACTTAAAAAGTGATGTATTTTTTGATACGATATATTTTGGTCTATTGCTAATTGGTCAGCATCTGAATCAGGATGTAATGATGCAAACATGCTCCAACTAATATTGAATCTGTTAGGTTGTACTGCAACAATTTCTTTTTTGCTACCAAATATTGTTGTAACACTTATCTCTTTGCTACATGTTAATTTAACTATCGGTCCTGCCATTTCCATCTTTGCTCCTGTATAAGTCAGCAACTGCTTTTGCTAGTTTGTCGCCAACATCATCGTAATCAGGTGAATACTCTTCTGATTGTATTTCACCTATTTCAATAATCTTTTCTGGTTCTTTTAATTTTTCTCTTTGCAATGACATAAACATTTTTTCATTGTATGCTTGTTGACATTGTGTTTGTAAATCTAATATTTGTTGATATATAGGACTATTGCCATTTATCTTTTGTAACTGCATTGTATATTCTTTATTCTTTTCTAACAGTTCTTCTTGTGTCATACTTTCAAAATCTATAAATGGATTACTCATGTTTTTAACCTCACTATCATTGCAAGGTCTTTGTCCTTCATTCTTAATGTTAATCCGTGTACTTGATAATCCCAAAATTCTCTTTGTCCATTCTTGTATAAGAACTTTTTTATTTCTTCTACTGGTTCTATTTTTGGAACACCTTGATACCTATAAGGTGTGTCTGGTACCATAGGTTTTAATTTGATTTCAGTGTCTTTCCATTCTTCCCAAAGATTACCAAAGAAAACACTTCTCTCTTCTACTGTAGGTTGTTTCTTTCCAAATACTCTTAAGCATTCATCTTCTGGAAATAGGTCTTTAATTTTCTTTATCATACTGTTACTATGTCTTCGTTATAGTATTTAATTGATTCTTCATTCAACCCATTATGATTATGACGTTGACTTACTATAACATTGACGTTTGGAAGTAATTGAGGGAATGATTTTTCTAATACATAACTCTTAGACTTACCTCCAATATTCAAATCCCAGCCATTAACTAAATGTCTTGGTGGTAATTCATGTTCATTGGACTTATACTTTTTCTCTATTTCTTTAAGACGTGTGTCTGATATATCTGCTGTTTCAAATCCTTTTGCTACATATTTAGAAACAACATCTACAATATCATCTGTCTTAATAATTAAAGTATCTATCTTATTTTCATCAGTGTTTGTATTCCACATTACAGAAAATCTATTCTGTGGACATACTGATGTTGTATAGTCATCACTTTTCTTTACTGTTCTAAAGTTAAGTGATTCATTAAATTCGTTTACATATTCTGCATGTGTAGTGTTGTAAACAACACCTGCAAAATATTCAATCGGTACATCAACTCCTGCAGGATCTATTGTACTAAAATGCTCATCATAATTGTCTTTAAATTTTTCAATAGGATATGTATAAATTTCATGTCCATTTTTATTGATAAACTTATTCATGCCTGTAGTATCACAATGCACACTACCGTCTGGTGTAATGGATGAATTAAATCCAAAACCAGTTATACCAGTTGGCATAATATCATTTCTACTTACAAGCAATATACATTGATTACATGCCCACATAGTAGACTTGTAGTCTTTTGATTCGCTTATAATATTGAAACCTAAGTTGTTAAGACGTATAACTAGGTCTTCGGTGATATCCGTTTTGCCGTTTATATTATACTTTATGAAGTTTAATTCAGACATTTAACACCCAGTATCGTTTGGGTCAAATCCTAAATCTTCATCAGATGTTTCGCAACTATTACAACATTCGTCAGTACCACACTTGTCATGTAATACTCCGTCTTCATCATAACCTTGCTCATCAACTTTCTTTTTGGAAATAGATAAATCTTCACCATAACGTCCACGGTCTCTATTACCGTCGCCGTTTAATTCAGTCGCATCTTGTTGTATTTCCTTAAAATCCTTTTTAAGTTGTACCTTCTTTACTTGCACCTTCGTCACTCCTTTTCTCAATGATTTCGTCAGCAAGACCAAACTCCAGTGCTTCTTCACTACTCATAAAGTTATCTCTATCCATAGCAAGTTCAAATTCTTCAAAAGTTTTGCCTTTACTGTTGTGCTTAACATATATCTCTGTTAATTCAGTTTTAATTCTCTCCAATTCTTTGGCACGAATTAATACATCACTAGCCTGACCACTTGCACCACCTAACGGTTGATGTATCATAGTCCTACTTTTTGGCAATACAAATCTTTTACCTTTAGTTCCTGCTTGAGCAAGTAAACTTCCCATTGATGCCGCTTGTCCCATTACAATAGTAGAAATGTCTGGTTGTATATACTGCATGGTATCATACATAGCCATTCCACTTGTAACTGCACCTCCTGGTGAGTTAATGTAAAAACTGATGTCAGCATTTGGGTCCTCTGCTTCTAAGAAAAGTAATTGGGCACAGATACTATTTGATACTGGGTCCGTTACTTCTCCGTTTAAGAATACAATTCTTTCTTTAAGCAGTCTACTGTAGATATCGTAACTACGTTCTCCTGCTGACGTCTTTTCTATTACATATGGTACAAAATTCATATTATCCTCTTATATAGTATATTTATTTTAATTTGCTAATTGCTTTATGCGGTTTAGGAAACTTGTAACACCTTTTAATCGTTGATAAGATATTATATTAGTATTTAAAAATGGATACTGTTCTAAGGTCACATTTCTGATATCTTCTATGGTGTTTAACTGTGAACAAATAACAGTAAGTAATCCTTTTACAAATGCACTACTGCTATCAAAAATTAGATTATCATCTTCTAATACAACCCAAACATTACTTGTACAACCGTACACTTTGTTTTCGTCTTCTTGTATTTCTCTGACATGTTCACGGTCTGCTAAATTCATAACAGTCTCGTAAAAGTCTTCTGGTGATAATTCGTTTAAGTAATCTATTTCCATTGTCATAATTATATTGCCTTTTAAAGCAAATGTCAATGCAATTATTTACTATCTATGGTCTTTATATGGATCACCTTTTGGCGCCTTAGGTGCCTGAAGGTTAGTTGATTTCTTTTTCTTCTTTTTCTTTTTCTTTTTGTAGGGTCTACTACCGAATGGTACAAAATATCCTAAACCAGATATTCCTTTCCCTGAATCTGATGGTGTGGAATCAGCGGACGAATCACTGCCACTATCACTAGCACCAGCATCTGCAGAACCTCCGCTGTCTCCACCTGAACTTGCTGTTCCATTTCCTCCAGAACTTGCACCGCCACTGGCTCCACCTGAGCCTCCTGCTCCAGCACCACCGCCGGCTCCACCGCCGCCGCCAGCACCTCCGCCACCGCCGCCGCCTCCGCCGCCTCCGGCTTCTGCGTCTAGACGTTTTTTCTTCAATGCTTCAAAAAGTTCTGAAAGTTTCATTGTTACGGTTGACTAGGGTCAAATCCACTGTCTGTAATAAGTGTTGATATTTCACTAGAGTCTACAATTTCAACAATAGAATCACTGTTACCATTGTCTGCTTTGTAATACTTTGCATCACCATCTACTTCTTTATAGAACCATGTTCTGTAATCAGCACCACTGACACTATCATCATAGTGAATTGCTTGATAACCTTCGAAGTCACTTGGACCTTCACCGCCATTGTTTTCAGGACCTAATCCTTTTAGGATTGTATTAGTTCCCATACTTGCAACTTTGGCATCCAATAATGCCTGTGCGGCATCTTTATCTGCTTCGTTAGTTAATGCCCACATTCCACTTTCTCCTTGTGAAAAATAATCGTAGTAATCACCTTTTTCTTGTATTAAAAGTAGGTGAGCCCTCATCATTTTTTCCTGTGCAAAAGTTGACATTTATTAATCCTCTTTCTTAAGTATTGTCCAGATGCCATATGCTAAACCGGCCCATGCCGCAATTTTTACAATGCCACCAAACAGTATAATTGCTAGTGAGCCAGCAACAATAACACCACCGTCCCAACTAGTTCTCTCTTTAATTCTTGATTTTATATAATCTAACATAATGTTTCTCCTATGTTAAATACTATTTATCGTTTTGTTCTAACTTGCTAGTGTACTTTATGTACTTAGGCATGCCATGATCCGATACAAAATCAAAGAATTGGAACTTTTTAAATGCAGATATGAAACCTCTAAATTGGTCTTTTACTCTTTGCCAATATGTTAATATCCTTATGTTTCCAAAATGATTTATATACATCAGTTTACCACCGTGTACAAACAATAACCAACTAGGTGGTACTTTAGGAACTATGTCATTATTATTAACGTAACGAATGTATGCACCGATATCGCAACCTTCTAGGTGCTGACGAAACTGTCTATTTCCAACTCTTGGTTGCCCGTAGGTTCTAAGTTCCTTCACTGGAATACCTTCGTGTGTTAATGCCTCTGCTACTAAAACTGCCATTGCTCCACCTAAACTGTGACCAACGACAAAAACATTTTCATTTTTCTTTCTGTTTGCTTGTACTGTTTTTAAGATTTCAGGAAACACTAACATAGTGTAATCATAAAATCCTCTGTGTACTCTACCATTACGTGGATGTCTTACTGGATATGTTTTAAGGTCTGCTAGTATATCACTGAACTTAGTAGGTTCAGTACCTCTGCATGAAACAATAATACCGTCATCTCTAGTAAAGAATACCCATGCTTCTGCATCACCATTCTTAACAAGAACTGCTTTCTTGCGTTTCATTTTAATTTGATTTTGAGCGTCTTTTAACTCTTGCTCACTGAGATATGCTCTGCCCGCCAACTTGGCTAAAACTGCCGCACGTTCGGACTCAGAACAGTCTGCTAACCATCCCATAATTACTCCTACATAATCATAATAGATTTCTATTATAGCAGTATTTATCTATATAGCCATAAAAAAAGGGGCCTTGTTAGACCCCCTCTTTTGTAGTTATGTAATTATGTTATTTCAACACTCCTTAGGATTGGCTTTACAATACCTTTTTAATTCTTTAATCAAAAGTTTTATATCGCCGTCTATGCCATTCTTATCCGAATGGCTTACTTCTTTTTTGGAGTATCTTCTTGTAATTCGTCGGTTTGATTATCTATTTCTTCACTGACAGTTTCTATTACACCACTAGAGACTTTCGCCGCTGTTGACGTAATGTCTGATACATCTGTTAAGACTGCTGTACTTACAGTAGCAACACCTTTTACAGAACTATCAATTACACCTGTTGTGAAATCTTTTCCTCCTTCAATAACTGCTCCAACTGAGGCACATGAAGGTAGTAATACTAAACCAAGGATTGCAAGAAGTGAATAAAGTTTATCCATATCTTCTCCTTGTATAGTTATAAGCCAACTGCTATATAACAATAATATTTATCTTTATAACTGTTTATATTCTGTATTCGTGTATAGGATCACTGCCTAAACTATGCAAGTCAGCATACCATAACTCTTGTAAAAGCAGTTTTCTTGTGGCTTCGTATTCTGTAGCATTGATTAATGCTATTAGATTATCTCTATTTGATTTTTCAACTTGATATGTTAATTCCATCCATTTATACAGAATATAAAATGTTGCTGGAACAAAAATTAAACCTATTGCAGTTTCTGGATAAAAGTATGTAAATACTAAAAAGTGTAAACCAATTACAGTTGCTAATTGAATCTGTACAGATTGTACATATTGCTGAATTCCGTTATTAACCTTTTCCTGCTTCATTTAAAATTTTTTCTTTGAACTCAGTACCATGCCAATAACTATCCAATCCAATATCTACCATTAATGCAATCAATACTAAAGTCATAATTACACATAGGTAAAAATTAATAAATGCAGATATTTTCATCCACTTGATTAGATGTTTCATAGATATATTATAACAAATAAAAATTATTTGTCAACCATAAAAAAAGACGCACTCCGAAGAGTGCGTCATAAAATTGTTTGGGAGAATATAAAATTCTTAAATTTTTAAATTGTTAAAAGCGAAGAATCGGTTCCATTGCTATGTACATGAACCACACCATAAAGGCGAGACTTCCCAACGTGGCTATGTCATTACACAGTTGCCCACTGGGACAATACCTTTCTTTAAAGGCAGTCCAATTGTCTTTAGCAACATGAAGAATCGATTTCGCACTAATAGTCTTAATGCTCATCTTTGAACTCCTGTAGTCTATATTAAATAGCACTCCAGTTCACATTTCCTTACGGACAATGCTCAGGGGTAAAAGTTCCTCAACTTTTGTCAACTTCGTAATGTTAAATTATTAATCCTAAGATATACCGCAAACTTAACCGACAGTTGCAACCCTCTGTTGTGGAAGTCGGATTGCTTTAACTTCCAACCTTATTTATCAGAAGTTAAAGCATGTGTTTAGTTTTGTGGTACTTTTGAATCGAAATGATTATTTCTTTGATGCTTTGAGTACTTCAGCGACTAAATCGTCTTTCTTTTTACGTCTGTCAACTTCAATACCAAACTCTCTACCTTTCTCTTCGATTTGTGCTTTAGTAAGTTTTGACAAACTTGCTTTAGTCACTTTCTCTGCAGGTGCAGGTTGAGCCGCTGGTGCTTTCGCTTTTGCCTTCACAGGTTCAACTGCTTTAGGCTCTTCAGACTTAAAAAAACTGATTATCCATTCGAAAAATCCCATTTTATAAACTCCTGTCTAATGTCTCTAACAAATTAAACCTATCATTAAAAATTGGATGATTTAAGTTGTAAGGGTTAAATCTTTTAAAAGTCGTACTTGCAACTCTATTAGCAACAAGTGTTAATTTCTTATTGACTTTTAAATCCGTAATACTATTTATATATAATTCGATAGTATTTTTATCTAATCTTGGCAGAGATAACAGTTCAAAAAGGGCAATATCAAACTCTAAATAACTCATTCCTAGTTGGTCTGCGTCACTATTTGATATGCCTAAACCGTCAGTTGGAACTGCATCTACTGTTGCTTGTGGTACATCTAACATCTTTGCTAACATAGGAACTTCCCAACTTTTATTTAAAGATTGGATAGGTGCAATATCACCTACGTCACCATGTAGTGTCCAAAACCCTGCGGCTAGTTCACTAAAGTTGTCAGTACTACCGACACACCCTGCAACTTTATGTGCAAGGTTATACAAAGTAATCATTCTAAGTCTTGCTCTAATGTTACCTTGTCTTTGTTGTACACGATATGTACCTGATTCTAATTCATCTTCGTCAATAATAAACTGTTGCATACTGTCAAACTGTTCACTCAAATCGTAACTATGTGATTCCAATCCAAGTGCTTCTATGTTTTCCAATCCTCTATCAGTTTCTTCTTGTTTTTGATGTATAGGCATTGTCACACCATGTACTGTCCAACCTGCTTCTTTAAACAATGCGGCAGTTAAGGCACTATCAACACCTCCACTCATTCCTACAACTACATCTTCTATTTGATGTTTGTCAGAGTATGCAGATAGTTCATCTACTATGCTTTGCTTAATTGCGGCTAGTTCAACTTCGTTTGGATAAAGACCATTATTGATATGTTTCTCAAGTTTTTCTGTGAACCAACTATCAAGTTCTTCTTCCATCCCTGGAGTAATGTCTAATATTTTATCCTTCATGTTCACGTTGTATCTCCTCGGGCGACTTAAACTTAATCATCGCTCCAATTTTATCTCGACTAACTTTTCTCCTTAGCCAAAACTTTAAATCCTTTATAGGCTTTCCTTCATCTAAAAAGAAAGAACCCATCTTGCCATGCTTACCTTTTATAAAAAGTGTCATAGCATACCCACCTTCTGGGATTTCAACTCTATGGAAGTCATTGTGTGAACGCCAAGCAAACCAGCCTGGACCTCTCCACTTTCTCTCCTCTCCTCTTACCTCATAGTATCCTCCCGACAGTATGAGTGTAAAATATCCCCAGGGGTGATTATGTTCTACTGGTAAATCACTGCCCAGTATCAAGTTAAAACAAATTCTACCAGCACCATATTTTCCAGCAATACCTTGTTGAAAAATCTGCCTACCCAAAAATACTCTGTGCATGTATTCTTGTCCAGTGTATATATTTGTTAAGGTTTCGGTTCCTCTTCGTTTTGCTAGGTACCAAAATAACTTCTTCCACATATTTAAAATTTCCTATGCCTTTATAGGCGGAATACTGGATAGGTCTTTGCCTACTTTTGTTAATCCAATTTCTTTATTGCTTAGTTTTTTACGAACAGCCAAATCAAAAATTTCTATATTCTTTGGCATATTGAGTGTCCATTTGATTATTTCTGCTATATCCTCAGGTAACATTTTTCTGCCACTTGCAAACATAGGAAACATGTCTGTATGTACCCATCCAGGATTTATGTTTATACATCTACATTTCATACTATCTATTTCTTCTTGCTTATTTGGAACATCTGTAACAAATTGTGTCTTACTTAATTTTTTAGCACCACCACTATTTCCCATACCTGTAAGTGCTGATGCTACTGCAAAAAGTTGTTCTTTGCTTTTATAATATACTTGTTGTGATTTGAGTGTGTCGACTTCTGACCATTCAGTTTTATCTGTAACCAAAAAAGGAAGGTCTCTTGGTTCTGTTATAAGTAATCTTGCATTAGGTGTAGTTGAACTATATTTTATTGCACTATTAATATTTACTACTGCTTTTGTTTTATTATAAAAATGTTCCCAAATTTCCATATACATTCTAGTTTGAGGGAAGTATCCTTCACTATCCCAAACTTCACGTTCTGATTCAGGTAGTTGGTGGAGTCTTTTATCTCCTGGAGGCATATATCCAGATGCATTATTAATAAAAACATCTGCGTCTAATGATTGTTCAACAATGTTTTTTCTAATATCAGGGTCTCTTATATCATAACCATCTGACTGGCTGAAGCCTATTACTTCGTGTCCATCTGCAGTAAATAAATCTGCACATGCTTTTCCTATGCCTCTTTTGGCGCCTGTTATAGCGAATTTCATATTACTATTTACTTCAATCACTCAAAAAGAAAGGCACCGTTTGGTACCTTTCTTCTGTTT